GGGCGGTGGTCATGGCCGATCCGGGCGATGTAAGGGTCGGCATACAACCGCGCCAGCGCGTCGTGATCGTCCAAGGGCAGCAGTTCAAGCATCCATCCTCCCGTGCGGGGTGAGCTGCTGGCGGCCCGGTCTCTCAGCTAGCTCCGATTATAGAAGTTTTCTATCGGCAATGGCAATCAATACATGATCGAACTATCAACTCTGGGTGAAGCCGTCCAGCATCGAAGCGGTGATGCTGGCCGCAGCACCGGCCTGCGCCTGCACGAAGCCGCCCGCCCCCAGCACCGGCATGTCGACGTCGGCGTAGGTGTTGGCCGTCAGCGACAGGGTCGGCAGGAACACGTTGGCGTCTGCCGCCGTGCCTGCCGCCGGCACCGCCCACGCCTTGATCGTCACCGCCCCGGCCGTGGTGTTGGCGAAGCGGATCCGGCCATTGCGCAGGATCGTGTTGGTCGGGCTGGCCGCAACCGTGAACAGGGTATCGGGAGCCGCGTTGTTGACTTGTTTGGAAGCGAACAGTTGCGAAAAGGTCAGGGCCATGGTCAGGGTCCGGTAAGTTGTTCGAGATGGGAAATGCGCGCCGTCAGGGCCGACAGGTTGGTGCCGCGTGCCACTTGCGCCTCCAAGGCGTCGAGCCGCGCCAGGATGGTCGACAGGTTTGCACGCTGCCCGAGTTGCTGCTCCAGCGCTGACAAGCGCGCATCGAGCGCATTGAGCGCACTGGCGCTGCTGCGCACCCCGCTGACCAAGGCCAGCAAGGCGCCCATGTCGTCCGGGGCCGTGCTGCCGACGAATTCGAGCACCTGCTCGAACGCGCGGATGGCCTGCTGGTTGCCGTTGCACAGCACCGACAGCGTCTGGCGGTCGAGCATCAGCTTAGGCATTCAGCGGCTCCAGTTGCGCTTCGAGGCGCGCTACGGCCAGATGGGCGTCCGAGGTGCCCCGGAACTTCTGGATACGCCAGTTCGCCATCGAGCCATTGGCGAGCCATGTCAGGCGCCGCAGGCGCTCGCCTTGGCGGCCGGCGCGGCACGGCTTTTCCTGGCTCCACGTCTCGCCGTCCAGCGAGTACGCGGCCCACACCACTGGATCGGCACCGAACGCGACCCGGCCCGGCAGCGCCACCAGTTCCAGCTGGTGGAACAGCGCGCCCATGCTGGCGTTGTAGACGATCTGGGTCGCGAACTCCCAGCCGATCACGGCCCCGTAATGGGTCGCGATCCGGTCGTCCAGCACGCCCAGCGCGGGCGAGGTCGGGTCGGCGCACCACCATGCGTCGTGGCACCAGACGAAATTCCGCGCCCGGTACTGGCCAGGCCCGGCGACCGCCGAGCCCAGTTCGACCCACACCGGCTGCTGCACCACCGCCGAGGCGGCGGCGTCATACACCAGCGTGCGGTCGGGCAGGTGCAGGTACAGCCACTGGTGCGCCTTCGCATTGCGCGCCTCCAGCACGCACTGCGCCAGCTGTGCTTCGGTATAGCCCAGCAGCAGGGTCTCGATCTCGCGCGTCGAAATCTTCTGGCTGGCCCCGTTCAGCCCGAGCCAGACGGCCGGCGGCTCGTTGCGGCCACCGCCGAGAAATGCGATTGCATCCGCATACATGGCCTTGGCATGGGTGCCGATGGCCCCGCGTCCGATGTAGGCCCCTTCGTTGCGCTGGAACGCGAACAAGTTGCCACCAATGTTGTTGAACTGCTCGATGCTGTAGCGGTTGATCGCATACAGTTCGTCGCGCAGCAGCAACACGCCCATGATCGGGTCCGGGTCCGCTTCCGACGAGCCGTACTTGAGCGGGTTGACGCTGGTCGGGTCGTTCAGCTCGGTCTGCACCAGGGACGCGCCATCGGTGGCCATGAAGTAGCCGTCGACCCACACCACGTCGAGCGCCGTGCCGAGGTCGGGGTCTGTCACCTGCGCCAAACTGGCACCGTCGTAGTAATACAGCAGGCCGCCGCCGGCAATTGCCAGCCGGTCGAATGAATAGGTGAACGTGACCTGCCCAGACCCGGCAATCGCGCCCAGCGCGGTCGCATTGCCATCGGCATCCACCCGCACCAGTTGCGCGCCCATCACCCGGTACTGCTGCCCGTTCCAGGCGATGCCGCCCCGGTCGAGGCCGGGGCCGGTGCCGCGCTGCACGATCCCTTCGGCCGGGCGCAGGTAACCGCTGCTGATGCCTTGGCTCTTCGGCACCACCACCATGTTGCGCGGCAAGGCGCTGCGGAACTCGGCTGCCGCGTCGGTGAAGATGCCTTCGATCACGCTGATCTGCATGGCGCGCTCAGAACCCTTCGGCGTTCATGGCGTGCAAGGTAGTGCCGGCCGCCGAGATGTGCGACAGCTGGGTGTCCTGCTCGTTGCGCGTGACCACCACCTGCGCCCCGGCCGGAATCGGGTAATCGGCGGTGGTGGCCGCGCCCAGCCCGGTCTGGCCGATGCGTACATAGCAGACGTTGGTGCCGAGGTTGGTCAGGATCAGCTGCTTGTTGCCGGTGCGGATCGTCGCGGTGGCCGAGGCTGCGGCCGGGGTCAGGACTTGGCCGCTGCCATAGGCGGGATATACAGGTTGGCGAATGGTCATAGTTTTTTCCTATCAGATGCCGTCGAGCGTCTTGACCACGAAGGTCAACCGGGTCAGGTCCATGTTGTCGGCAATGTTCATCTTGGCCACCAGCCGCACCTTCTCGCCGGCCTTGATGGTGCCGCCGGGGTTGTTCAGGTTGACCACCGGGCTGCCGAACATGGCCGAGACGAGATTGGTCGCGCCGCGCCCGGCGCCGATGAACTTGGAGGCCGATTCATACGGGGCAGCGTCGGTGCCGACTAGAATTGCCAAGGTCAGGTCGCGGTTGGTCGGCCAGGTGCCGGTCATCGCCGCCCAGAACTCGACGGCGGCAACGTCGCGCTGCATGACGAATTCGCCCACCGTGATCATCCCGGCAATGCTGGTGCGCCCGGCCGGGAAGGTCATCGCCGGGCTGTCGTAGTTGGCGAAATTGGCGTAGCTGGTGCCAATCGCAATCGTCAGCGGGGTGGCCGGCACCTTGCGCATGCTGTAGTAGCCGGAAATCGCCAGCACCCCGCCGTCCGGCACGAAATCCGTTTGCACGAACTCCTTGATGGCAGTCAGCGAGGCCTTGCGGGTGTCACCGTTCGCGGTATTGAATACCGGAACCAGATCGCCGCCGGACAGCGCGTCGACCGAGGGCAGTTGGTTGATCGTGGTCATCGTTGGTCCTCAGTCGAAGGTGAGCGGGTCGGCACCAAGCGCCGCTTCCAACGGCGCGGCCGGCGCCGGGAAGAATGGCTGCTGGCTGCGCCATGGCTTGTTGCCGGCCCCTTGCGGCAGGGTGCCCGGCAGTTGCTGGCTGGCGGGGAAGGCCGCGCCCAGCATCAGCACGTCGAGCGCCTCCTTGGCGGCAATCTGGGTGGCCGGCAAGACCTGCTTGCCGACACTCGGGGCGATGCGCAGCGCCAGGTTCAGGAACGCCGCCTCGTTGGCCCCGTCCGGCAGGCCGGAGTCGTCGTCAAGGTTCGAACTGCCCGGCGTGGACGGCAGCGCATAGCCGAGCCGCAAGCCCTTGGCGTGCCAGGTCGCCATCAGCGCATCAAGGCTGTTCAGGGCGCGCGCCAGTTGTTCCGGCGCCACGTTGAACACGTCGACCGCCAGGCCGATCTCGGCAAACGCCTGTTCGATCAGATCTTGCTTGGTCCACATGGTCAGCCCTTGCCCGCTTGCACGATCTTGTCGGCCAGCGTCTTGTCGCCGGTACGGCCGTCGAACTTGATGCCGAGCGCCGTGGCCTGCTGCTCCAGCGCGGCTCGGTCCGGTTCGCCCTTGGCCGCTTCGTGCGCGGCCTTGGCTTCCGGCGTGGTGCGGAACCAGCCATGCGCCAGCGCGGCGTCGATCTCGGCGTCCGGCACCACCTCGTAGTCGTACAAGCCGCCATGGATGGCGTGCGGGCCGGGGCAGCGATACAGCATGGTATGGCTCATAGCATTCTCCTATTGCCGCAAGTATATCAATTAACCTAGTGCAAGGGCACGAAATGGCGCGGGTTTTTCGGCAGGCGCAGGAACAGGTCGGGCGCGGCCGGCGGGATGCCGACGAAGCCGCCGGCCGCCAGCACTGCGTTGTCGAGCGTGCTGGCGAGATTCCCGCTGGCATTCGGCACCACCCCCCCGCTGGCGCTCAGGGAGGCATTGGCCAGCGTGGACGCGAACGTGCCGGGGTTGCGTAGCGCTCCCGTCGCCGTCAAGCTGGCGTCCTGCAAGATGCTGGCCAGCGCCCCGGCGTTGAGGGCGCTGCCGCTGGCAGCCATGGTCGCATGCGCCAAAGTGCTGGCCAGGCTGCCGGTCGGCGCGGTCGCCACCGTGCCCGATGCGGTCATGCTGGCATTGGCCAAGGTCGACGCGAACGTGCCCGGATTGGTGACGCTGCCGGTGCCGGCCAGTGCCGCATTGGCCAGTGTGGCGGCGAAGGTGCCGCTGACGCCACTGCTGGCCGCCTCTGCCATCAACTGGTTTGGCGCACTGGCGAACAGCTGCCACGGGTTGGCCGACAGGCTCGCCACTTCGGCATCGCTCAGGGTGCGCTTGAAGATCAGGACAATACTGACGTACGCGCCGTTCAACTGGCTGCTGGTCTGGTTGCCGCCGCCACGCGAACCGATGGCGAACTGGTCGGTGTCGTTCGGGAACGAGCCGGTCAGCGCCGCGCTGTTCTTCAGGATGCCGTCGACGTACAGCTTGGCGGTGACCTTGTCGTAGGTGCCGCACAGCGGGACCGGGCGACCTTGGTAGGGGGCCAGACCGCCACCCACCGACGTTGCCGGCACCAACACCGCATTGCCGCCCGCCAAACCGCCGGTGCCAAACGCGAACTGCTGGTTGGCCGAGCTGATCGACAGCGAATAGTCCCAGTTACTTTGCACCCGGCCGCACACGAAGTTCGACACGCTGCTGGTGTCGGGGATGAACACTTCCGCGAACAGGGTCTGGTTCGATAGCCCAGAAAAACTCAGGTCAGGGCGGGTGCCGAAGCTGATGTCGCCGTTGCCGCTGAACTTGCGCCCGATCCGGCCCGCGAACGCTTGATTGGCCGCGCGGGTGCCTTCGGTGCTGCCGGATTTGCCGGTAACAAGGTCGAGGTCGCCCGCCGACGCCACCCACGCCAACGCCAGGCTCTTGGCCAGCGGGTGCGACCAGTCGAGGCGCACCGCCTGCTGCGGCTGCCTTGTGCGGCGGGCGGCGAACGGACGGATCATCTAGACCGATTGCGCCTGGATGCGCTCGTACTGGAAATCGTGGTTGCCGGCCGTGGAATTCAGCGCGGCCCCGGTGTTGTGCACCACGAACAGGCCCCAGAACTTGGGCATCGCGCCGAACAGGCTGGCAATGCTGACCGGCGCGAACGGGTAGGCCACGTTGGAAGTCGCGGTCACCACGATGGACGCTACCAGCCGCAGCGCCGCCGCCTTGGTGCCGCTGTTGGTCAGCGTCTTGTTGGCGTCGGTGCCGGTGATCGTATCGGGGTAGGTCGGGGTGCCGGAAGCCGTCTTGTAGCTGGCGTACGCCCACACCTCGATGGTGGTGTTCACCGTGGGCGTGGTGCCGGTCATCACGACCCCGCTCACCAGGTGGTCGAGGTCGAGGTTGCTGGTGTTGTCGACCGCCGTCGAGGCGCGCCCGGCCAGCAGGTTGGTGTCGGACGCCAGTGAGGCCACGCCGAGCGTCAGCGCAATGCTGGAGGTGGCCGGGTATTTGGTCTTAAAGTCGGCCATGGCTTACCCCAGCGCGATCAGGTTGGCGATCACCGAGTTCACCTGGAACTGGATGTCGCCGTCGCTCGCAGCGCCCGGGTTGGCGGCAATCGTCGCATTACGCAGCACCTGCATGGCGACCTGGCGCGGGCTGACCTTGGCCTTGTCCTGCAACACCACGTTGGCCCAGTCGGCGCGCTGCTGGTGGTGGTCGGTCAGCGGCGATTCGGCCATGATGTCCTGCGCGGCGGTCCACAG